CGCTAACCCACATAGCTTTTAGGAGACATTCGTCCCTTTAACTATCTGGAAGTGGCGTGACGCCTGACTCGCCAGATGATCAAGGGACGAGGTTCCTTGTGAAGCTGGTGGGGTCAGGTTAGCGAACCTCGCTGGTTGGCAGGTTTCCAATGCGGAAGCCTTTACGACCTACATTGGTATACCAATGATGTCAAAGCGCGGGTTACGAAGCCGCTGTCCTCAACAGTGCTGACTGACTCGTCCTTACGATTCGTTGGGATTCCAAAGAAAAGCGAGGCGACCTTGAGTGGCATCTCGGTCAAACCTAGGTTGGTAACCTAGAGCCTAAATAACCATCTCATGGTCGTGGGTCAGACAGAATCTGCTAGGGACTGCCTTTTCATCAACCCTTATCAGAGTATGTATAACCACGACATGACGATTTACCTTCTACATGGAACGTAAGAACAAAATGCTACGAATAATCGAGCAGCTAGTCTCGAAAATCCTAGCACTTTATTTCTCAAGTGACATGTATTCCACCGTAGTAGAAATGTTCTTCTCGCGCTTAGACCGTCTAATAACGGAAAGAGGGCTCGCCTTTACAGTCAAATACGTGAAAGACTCACGTAATTGTGTAATGCGCGTGCTCTCTGGCCGTCCATTAGATGCTTGTCCTGGTGTAGCGTTGAAAGAGGGTTGGCCGGAGTGGCTAATCCCTTTCCGCTATTTAAGCGAGTTCCGCGATGGGATTCGTGTTCTCACGACACTACTTGTAGTGTTGCGAGGCATTCATCTCAAAGCTGAGCTTGACTTAAATCCAATCATCTCACCATGGGGTGGCGCTCTTCCCGAAATCTCGGAAAAGCAACACCACCATGTGTGTAGAGGACTGGGCATCAGGCGCAAGTCTGTCGAGTGGAGTAAACCTCACATGTCGACGAAGAGAGGTCCTTTGGGACAGGCCCTTCTTACCGCCGTGTCAGAGATCACCTTGATTCCTCAGGAACTATTAGATTCAATTTATCTAATAGGAGGACCCAAGCTGGTCGCTGTCATGGAGGGTTTGAAGAAGCCTATTCCGGGGACGCAACTCTCGGTTGTCGATGTGTGGAGTAGACTCTACCCGCCAAAGACTAAGTCGCTGAGAAGGATATCCTACTTCAGCGATAAGGAGGGTAAGACCCGTGTGATTGCTATTCTGGATTATTGGTCACAGACCTGTTTGAGACCTTTGCATGATGCCTTAAACGGCATACTGCGAAGAATCCCTCAGGACTGTACCTTTAACCAGAATAACTTCCTCACGTGCTTACCTCCCAAAGGTCCATTCTACAGCATTGATCTTTCCAACGCTACCGATAGAATGCCTATAGCTCTCCAGCTAAAGGTAATTTCTATGGTAATTGGGAAGACCCGTGCTGATGCGTGGGCCCATATTCTAATAGGGTACGAATATACGCTCTCTCGGCTGGCACGCGTCGCAAAATACGCATGCGGTCAGCCGATGGGAGCTTATTCGTCGTGGTGCGCAATGGCTTTAACCCATCATTACATAGTGCGCTTAGCCGCGGTTCGTGTGGGAATCCCCCACTTCCGCGATTATGCGTTGCTAGGTGATGATCTGGTTATCGCCAATGCAGCCGTTGCAGCAGAGTACCGGAACTTATTATCAATCCTCGATATGCCCGTGTCGGAAGCTAAGACGCATGTATCGGAAGATACATACGAATTTGCTAAACGATGGGTACATAAAGGGGAAGAAATAACAGGTTTCGGTGTCTCTGGTCTACGGGCAGTCTGGAAGAAGTATTCGCTTCTCCATAACTACCTTTTGACGCAACAGCACCACGGTTGGTGTCTGCCTACCAGCAAGCACCCGGACCTGGTCACAACCATCTACAGAATCTACGGGCGTCCGGCTCAGGCCGAACGTGTCGTGAAACTGTATATGGTGTTCGACTCGTTGCAAAAATGCAAGATGACGGGGGATTACAGTGACTTACTATGGGTAGTAAGTACCTGGTTCCCCGGTCACCTGTCCACTTCTTTATTGGAGGAGCTTACCGGCTCCTCCAGACTCAAGAACGTCGCGAGACGCGTCGTTTCTGAGGCGAAGCGGAAACTTGTCGAACGTGACCTCGCGAAATTCCAGTCTGATACGTACGTTATCCATAATCGGCTTAACGACGATCTCAAACGGGAATTCCGGGACTTGCCTGGTCAAGCATACCGCGCCGCTCTTAGAGAGTTTCACCCGATGATCATGGTACTGAACAGAACCATCGATGCGAGTATTGAGTACTTGATTAGTAACTCAATATTCGATCCTGGTCCTGAGACGGATTTCTCCGCACTCAGTCTGTCTAAGTATCATGTCTCAAAGGGTGTATTCTCTATGAGAGCCTCGCACTCCATTTCCTTAGCTCAGAGTATGGTCGTCAAGTCTGTACTGGATGTCCTGAAATCTCAGGATATCTCGTTACAGAATTGGGAAAATACATCTTTACTTAAGTAAATAAAGTTGCG